TGTTCAGTGTCAACTGAACTGTATTGCACCTGTAGGATCAATTCTTACTTCCAGCATCACCAGTTCATTCTGGTTATCCAATGTAAGATATGCCAGCATCAAGTCACCGCTGCCCTGTCCGGGGCTGGTTTTGATAACCTTATATGATGTGCTGCCTATTACAATGGCAACATCTGCAGGGTAATTTGCTACTGAGAAATAATCACCCTTTGTATATACACCTGATCCACCGGATGTTGAAGTAATGACAACATTTCTGAAGTATGCACTGCCTCTTGTATTGCTGTCCAGGAATCTACAGTGGAATTCGCCTGCATCAAATTCTACACCGTGTATCTCATTACCAACCAATACTGTAGTCAGGTTGCCTACTCTGGAACTGACTATTCCATTATCACTGATTACAGCCTTTACATTAACCGGTACACGGCCGTTAAGATCAGACAGTAAGGAATTGATGGTATTGGGTGAATCTTCCATAGTGCAGACATAGAACGGATCATTGGATCCTGTGTAAAGATAAATATTAAACACGTAATCCTTGACTGCATTCACCGAGCCCTCCAGTGCTGTTATCCTGTCGGATAATGCCTCGTCAGCATCGCCCAGATCAGAAATATTGGTTTCTGCATTGTTAACTCTGGTAGTAAGTGCGTTCACATCGCCAACTGTCCCAAGATACCTGCTGTTTAACGCCTGTACTGTGGCATCCACCGCAGCTATAGAACTGCTCAAACTGTTATTGACGGATGTTATCTGTGCTGCGTTTGCCCTGATACCATCCCCTGCTGCCTTAGCCTGTGCGGGCTTGTCAGGATTGGTCAGTGTATCATCGAGCATATCTGTTGTAGCATCCACCACTATTTCTTCAATATGCTCTTCTATGTATTTTACTTTTTTAATGACCCAGTCAAGATTGTAATTATTGAAATTTGTCCAGGGCCAAGACGGAAAAACTGACATGTGATCACCTCCTATGATAGTGTAACATTTCCGGTCACTTTGTATATGTTTTCGTCAGGATCCAGGACCTCAGCAGAGCCTGTCACCGTTACTTCGGTATGCATTAAACATGAGCCGTTAACTAAAACAATAGTAAGAGAGTTACCAGGTTCAAGTACAGCATCAGAACCGATATGATAATAGCCGTCACCTTCAACTATATACGGAACCTGAACAGCACACGATACAGTGGATGTAAGGGTAGCAGTACTAAACATCCCACCACCGCCTGCAGGCTCACCATTCACTGTCAGGTCCTGTACCTCACCGTCAACAGATTTGAATGCAACATAGTTTACTATGTCCTTATCTTTCCAATCATCACGGACACTATATGATTTAGTGATTACCGGTGTAGACTGTTCATCGCGTGATCCAGGATTTTCAACTCTAAGCACCGGTGCTGTTTTCTTTTTAGCCATGATAAATACCTCCTTTTAATATACCATCAGGCAGAAACGCTTCTTGAAACTGTCTGCGATGGTTTGATAGATATTGAATATTGCAACTTCCCTTTGCTCTTTTACCAAGGACTGAGAACTTGTAACACCAATGTTACCTGTACGTCTTATAGACCGCTTCTCTGTCCACTTGCCGTTGTTCTTATTGTTGGCAGCGTTCTTTGTGTGGTCTGCCCAGTCTGACGCATCATTGAATCCTTTTTTAGATTCGGTGTTATCGGCGTTTCCGGTATTCTCATTATCCCCGGAGTTATCCTCCGTGATAGTTGCATCCACGTTCCACAGCGGGTTATATTCCAACTGTGTTGTGTCATACAGTTTCTGCCAGATGGGCTGTTCCATGGTTGACCAGTTAGTGATAGCCTTTTTCATTATGTCAAGATCAGGATAAACCAGTGCAAGGTCAGAGCATTCCATACAGATGTAATCTGTCAGGATCTCTTTATCCATTCCATCCGGCACAGTCAGACCGTCCCACACGGTGGGGTCATAGTTATTCAGTGTCATTATCGATAGGAACATCGCTCGCCACCTCCTGTTCTGTGAATCTCAGGTCTACTGTAATATTCAGACCGAACATCGCGTTTACCCTGTCAAGGCCGTTCTGGATGGTCTCCTGCCATATCCTGCATTTAGACTGTGTATCGACATTGTTTGATTTTACCTCAGAATCGGATACACCGGATGCTTTGGCAATGTTCACATTCGGTATACCGATATCAGTATTGAATCTGCTGTCGATCTTGGCCAGGTCCTCCAACAGTTTGGATCCGATATAGTTTTGCTGTAAGTTGTTGGTGAAAAGGACCCATGACGGTGAACCATCATCATTGAACAGCTTTTTATCTGCAAATACCGCAGGATCACCTGATGATATCTGGTCATACAGTTTCTTTAATGATTCGGCAGACGCTTTATCCTCTGCACCAAACACATATGCCATCTTGCTGTTGATAAGGTTGGCGTAAATGGATTCTGTGGTAAGGGACATCAGATCCGCGTAATATTCCACCATGTCCCAGCATCCTGAATAATCAGGCTGCATCTTTACCAGCTCACATTCTGTGCCGATGTGCAGCGGGCCTCTGGTCTTTAACAGAGGATTGGCCACTACTGCATAATTAGGACGGTAGAACACGTCACGGCCTGTCAGCGTGCAGTGCTGCGGGATCACTCCGTATTTATCGGTATCAATGACCGCTACGAATCCAAACACAAACAGGCTGTAAAGGAAATAGTCCACCGCCCATGTTTCCGGGATTCCCTCAAACTTGAACACGGCAAGTATTTTCTGAATAAGGTATTTCTTGAAATACCAGGATAAGCCGGTTTCTTTGACGTGCAGTGTGCTTGGCTTGAATTTAGAATTGTAATTGTTGATATAATCATAGGAAGCGGGAACACCGTTAATTCCATTCATCATAATATCAACCCCTTCCTTTTATATATTAGTTTGCGGGCCATCCACCATTTAAAGTTTCCGCCATCTTCCCACGGGATGTATATAAATCCCTGGAAGATGTAATTACCATAGCCGTATGTGCCGTCACTCTGTATCGAATGCGATGCCCTGAATTCGTATCCGTTCAAAGCCGATTCCGATACAAGCCATGTTCCGTTTCCGTTGTCACGTTCCAAAACGCACACATGGCCCCTGCCTGAGAATGCACCGTCCTTATAACATGCTATGGCACCCAGTCTGGGTGTTTGACCGCGGGATAACCCATCCTGAGTATATGCCCACCAAAGTTCTGCGTCACGGTCACCTGCTACCGGCGGTCTGGTAGGGTAACACTTCATGAGTTCCGCACAGCGGCCGTAAACATATGCAGTGCAGTTGGGCATGCCCCAGCCTGTTTCATAATATCTGTTGTAGTTAGAGTAATACAGCGGGTCATTGGCAGCCGGTGGTGTCAGTCTTGGTACATATGCCATGATATCACCTACTCATAATAGAATCCTGATTCCAGATAGGATCTGATCCGCTGTGCCTCTTCCGCTGTTCCGGGAATGGGTATATCTCCATCCTGGATCAGCATATATCCGCCCAGGGATGAAATCTGCCTAAGCTGGCATAATGGCCGTCCATGGTGCTGTATATCGTCTGCTACAGGCTCAAAGAACTGGTGGTCCAGTTTATATGAATATGGGTATATATCAATAAATCCACCACCGCTTCCCATGGACTGCTGCCTGGGTGTAAGCGCTCTTGATGCACTGTCAATTCCTGTGGCCACTCCGCTTATTACTCCGCCAACATTACCTGTCATTGCGCTTCCAACAATATTACCAACAGCGGAAAGTGTTGAAGATGCAGCGCCCAGCCAGTCTTTGGTCACCTGTGAAAGCTGAATGGGTACACCAATCTGTGCTTCAAGTCTGTTCAGGGTAACACCGTTACATTCTACAAACAGTACACCCTTACCGGATATCGGATCAACGGATAGTGTAAAATCAATCTTACTTGCATTACACGTTACCGTTGTATCAATATCTATTATTCCGAACGGTGGCGCAAATAATGTCAGCACAGTATATGGTGCTGTGTTGACGTAGTTACCCCTTGAATTGGTCTGCGGGTGTTTGTGGATATCAACTGAAAACTGCTTGCGTATGCGTGTGCCGCTTATTCTGGCGCTGAACACCTGCGGAATGTCCCATAAGAATATATTAAAGCTGGTTCCGGCTGTCTGCAGGTCAAAATCCTCTATTGGGAACGGATAATACATACAGGTCTTGATGTACTGCAGCGGATCTATCAAACTGGTTTGCAGTTTCAGTGATGCATCACTTAAATTAAATCCATTGCTTTCTGATACAGCGCTGTTAATAAGATAGTTGCATATATCGTGCAATCCACCGCCGGTAACTACACTGTAAGTAAGGGATCCATAATCACCCTGCACCGATGTTACGCCCAGCACATATACTCCGTTGGTCTTGAACGGTGAAAGCTGGATGGGATGAGAATAAGTGCAACCGGTCTTTAAAGGATACATGGTGTCAACTATCCTGCCATCAAATGCGTTTGACGCTCTCAATACATATAATGTGGCATTACCGATCTGCTCTTTATAGGTAGCCAGCACATCCACATTTAATGATGCGGTCCACAAACCATCATTAAAATACCATTCTGTTACATGATAGTATCTTTCATAAGCAGGTATGTGGCAATAATTGAACTTGGATGGATCCTGTGCCAGACCGATGTTTAATTCTATAGTTGGATTCATTATTCCTGATCCGTCAAGCAGTCTGCACTTAAATTCGGTTCTTCCGGTTGTGGGAACCAATGTTGAATTTTCACGCTTGCTCAGGGACCAGAAATAAATTGAAAATGTAGACATATTGTCACCTCCTCTTATTTAGAATACAGGCGGGACTATGCCCGCCCATACTCTTATATCAATTAGTCGAGGAGCAGCACGATTCCCTTTTCGCTGAAATCATTATAGTAACGCATCGTTGCCTTGTGATATTCCACCCAGTAGCTGCCGCGCGGGTTATACGGGCTCACTGCAACTTCCTCATTCTGCAGCGTGATTCCCAGTGCATCCTCATCAAAGATAACACCCATGATGGCTGACTGATTGACAGCAGATGCAGGACTGTTGAGTGTTCCATTATTCTGGAGCACTACAGGCAGAATGTTAATTGCGTCAGGTGTCTGGATAGACTGCCAGAAATTGACCGCCTCAACGTCTGCAAACTCAAGGAACTTGTAGTTGTAAGTTTCTGCAAGCACTCTTGCGTCAATGTTATTAAGCAGCCAGTTGAGCAGATATACCCTCTGTCTGTCAAACGGTGTGTGCCTTGTAAGCTCCTTGCCGGTTACCTGGATCTGGAACAGCTGTGAACGCTCGGTCATCATGTTTGTTAACGTAGCGATTCTTGCATAGGCCCACTTGATAAATGCAGGGAAGTTAGCAGGATCCTTAATAGTAACAGCTGTGAAGCTGCCGCCGACATCCTGGTTATATTCAGAAAGCAGATGAATAACACCGTTCTGTGCATTGATCTTGCCTGCAATGAAGTTATCCAGCGCCAGTCTTGCCATGGATTCCTTGGCCTGCTCCAGCATGTCAAGCGCATTCTGTGTAACCATGGTCATGAATGAGCCGAACTCTTCCGGACCTTTAAATGCGCTGTCCAGCTGATCCTTAAAGATAGTAAATGATTTGCAGTAGGTGTCGAATCCATAATAGTTAAGCTGCAGCACTTCAGGCTTGTTTACTACCCACGGGTCGATGGACTGACCGTCAACAAGGTTAAATGCCTGGTTATCCTCAAATGCCTTGTCTGCGATAGCAATTTTCCTTGTGATAGCTCCCCACTTCTGAGAATCCATCTGAAGTCCCTTGAACCTTGCATTGTAGGGTCTGATGGAAAAAATGGTTCTGCCGACTACCTGGGAAATGGCATTGATTACCGGATCATACCCTGTCTGCAGTGTGGCCTGTGCAACGCTGATGAAAGATGAAACATCAGTGGGTGCAAGCTGTGCTGATCCTGTGACCTGACTGTGAATCGCATTAAGCAGTGTCGCTGCCTGCTCAAAACTCATTGTGTTTACACTCATAGTAAATTACCCCCTTTTCTGTGGCAAAAGCACTTCGGCCATGATCTGTTCGGCCGTTTTGGTTTCTTCTGCCCTGTTATTACTGTTAAGTATGTTTCCCGCCTGAATTGCGCCTGTGAGCTTCTGGACCGCCTGTAACAGCTCATCATAGCGTTTCGCGTTCGGATCCTCAGTGGGTGCGGGTGCCTGCTGCGGTTCCTGTGTCTGTTCCGGTTCAGGATCCTCGGTGGGTTCCTTTACCGGTTCAGGATCTGCAGGACCATTCATTGCGATGATCTCATCCTTACTGAATCCTGCTTCCACTAACTTTAAAATGTCCTCGGCTTTCATGATAATTCCTCCTATATATTATATAGATCTTTGAACGGCAGGTTGACCTGCTTTCCGGACCTGGAGTCCCAGTGATAAAACTTGTGACCATTCATTTTGGCCTGCTCTGCGTTCTGAATGCCCAGATGCACACCCCACTGATAGATCCCGGCTTCCCCTATGGCTCCGTACTGTTTACAGATGGATGCCCACTTTTTACAGTATTTTTTAAAATCCTCTGTGGTGATGGTGTAGTTGTATAAATGCCAGTCAATGGCACAGGCTCTGGGCAGCAAATGATTTGACGTAGGGATACCGCCCACTTTCATATTTTCTTCACGTGTTCGCGCCCAGGATACAACATACATCGGACGGTTTATCCATTTGCGGAACGTCTGAATTGCTCTTATAAATATCACGGTTTCAGCGCACATATGAACAGTCGCTGATCCCGGGTGATATTCTGCTTGTGAAAAATTCTTGGATAAATTACCCTCAAATATTATCATAATTCCTTAGCCTTTCCGATTAAAGCAGAGATCAGCTCTTTGACCTCATGCAATAATGTTGTGTTATCCTGAATTGTTTCCCGCAAACTGTCTATCTCGTCTTTGTGATTTTCAGCTTGTTTGTTAACATACCAGAAAAGCGCACAGCATACCACGATTGGAAAACCCAACGTTTGTATAAACTGCATCAGCATATCATAATCCATCGGCCATACCTCCTAACAAAAGTGGGCCTGGAATACCTCCCGGACATGGAGATGCGCCCGCTTCCGGCGGTTGTCCTTGCGCGCCAGGCCCTCTAAGACCTTATTACCACATTTTCTATTAGTTGTCAATACAATATTATTGTAAACTTTTATATTAAAATAAGACCCACCATGGATCCACGGTGGGTGTTAAACAATGTATACTTCAAACAATGATTTGCAGTAAATATTTTCAAAATAGATACGGCCTGCCATATATGACGAATACAAGCGCCTGCCGTACTTCCGGATAAACCTCTTTATATCCACATCATCTGTTTTGTATGTGTCAGGGTTTCCGGATCGATGCTCAGTCACATAAAATTTACGCCCGGATTTATGCCTGTATATAGTTATCTCTCCGACAGTCACCATTGGACTGTATTCTTTTATAGGCTGCGATTTTATGTAGTCTGTGGGATTATATGCAAATTCATTTGATAATGCCATATCGGCATATGCACCGGTAGTGGCCTTGTAAAGTGCTGTCTTTGCTTTAGCTCCGCTGATCTTCTCTGACATAGGCAGAAATAATCCAATTCCTGATTCACGGTTCACATATACTTCCTGCTGTTTCTGCTTCATGCGTTCAGCGATCCCCACAAGGCCTAATGTCATAAATATGGGATTTGCGATGTCAAAAGCATTTGCCAGACATAAAAGCTGCATCGGCTTCTTACCTTTTAATTCCCGGTTTCTGTTCATTGTTTCGTAGGCGTTGAGCAGTGCTGTTCCCTCCCCATGCATGGGCCTTTCATGAACTTCTTTTACAAATTCGTCATAAACGCATAATGTGACATCCTCAGCGGAAAATCCCCTGAGATTGGCAATGGTGGACAGTGCGCAGGTATAACCGATGCAATCATCGCCCCGCATGAATGCAGCGTTGTATTTTGATATACTCTCGGATCTGATATCCCATCCTGTATCATCGCATATGGCCTTAAATGGTGAGAACTGCGGTTTATTTATCAGGTTACACTGTTCCTGGGTGCGCCTCATCAGCATAAACATGCGCCCTGATTCTACCGCATACTTCAAGGCACCGTATGTTTTACCGGTGCCTCGCCCACCCACTATAAAGTTAAAAGGCAGTCCTAATTGTAAAATGCCGGCTATGTTGAGATAGCCGGACGGCAAATATAAATTCATCGTTTCTCATCCTTTAATACACTTTTAAAAACTGTCCACGCTTCGATCAATTCACGCTGTGTCTTTTCCACCTTATCATCATCGATCGGTTGTAATGGACATGTAGAATACACAACTTCCGGACTGTGATTTGAAAACTCCCAAGAATCATATTCTTTTCCATTCTTCACCAAACACTCTTGCCAATCATAATTAAATATGCAGTCATAGCAGCTTTCAGGCTTATTCATTCCTTTTATATATACTCCCATTTTTACCCTCCTATATAGCCTCCGCAAACATCCAACCAAATAATATGCCGGTCACCACCAATATTATTATCTGTACCCATACATGATCTTCCAAATATTTAAACATGTCACACGCTCCTTTTTAACTTTTCAAGAAATACGTCAGGGTCAATGTCCGTCAGCAATAAAAACCAATCTGATCTTATAAACTTTTCAACTTCTCCCCGCACATACGCTTTGCACCTGTCAGAATATCTGTAGTTCGGATCTGTGGATATTCGCTCCGGGTGCATGTAATCATCAACTGCATTCAGTATAATGGCATTGGCCAGTGCCTGCCATGGATTTTCATAATCAATATCGTATGTTATCTTGCTGCCGAATGGCGTTGAATACTGCATGTTCCCTCCTTAATAAAAGGCGCCGGTATAGGCCCCGGCGCTGGCACATTTTATCAAGCTAACTCGCAGGTCACGTATGTTCTGCCGGCTCTGGATGTACCGGTAACAATTCTGATCGGCCCCATATCAGATCCGAGATTGTCGAACGCCTTGATGAAAGCGTCAATGAATGTTCCGGAGATCGTGCCGTACAGTTCGCCGTCTGCTTCAATGGTAAGAACGGTCTTTTCCTCATCCTCAAACAGTACCCACTTTTCAGGTTCAATGATGGATCCGGCAAGCTCGATCAGCTTGCGGGTGGTCTGTGATTCGGTCAGCTTGTACGCATCTCTCTTTGTAAGCTCTTCCGGGAATGATTTAATAATGTTCATGTTTTGTCCTCCTTGACTAAATAGTGATAATTAAAGTGTTGTTATCAATGCGGAAATCCTTTACCTCCACATTGGAACTGGCGTAGTCTTTCTGCGCTTCAAAGCCTGTCAAGTGCTTGAATGTGGACGGATCAGTGCAGCCGTCTTTCAGGATCCATACGTTGACCGCAGGTGCAGTTTTGAATAATAAATACCTTAGCGTCATGATATTTCTTCCTCCTGTATAAACATATTTTCAAGAATGATCTTTGCTGTCTGTTCAAGGCCGTTTTCTTTTTTATACCTGGATGCCAGATTGGAAAGCGCCTTTCCCATAGTGGGTGCTGTTGTATAGGCATCCCAAATGTACTTGTGTATATGCTCAAACCGATAAACCGGCCCTCTGTAGTGCCATATCTTATTCAAGATAATCACCACCCATAACACCTGCAATGGTCATGACCTGATCATCCCATTTCTCATCAACAGTGATCTTGAATCCTGTTACATGGCACCAATCAGCATCGACCAGGCCCTGTTCTTCCTTGCGGTAGGTTTCCATCAGATCAAGCGCCTCTTCCATAGTGCTGCACTCGTCAACTGTAGTGTTGGTCACTGTACCGGACCATTTAGAAGTTCTTCTTACAACGTAGTTGCTCATTTTATGCTCCTTTCAACTGCGCATCTTTAACTTACAATTAGAGTATACTTGAACACTTTTAAGATGTCAAGACCTTTTTAATAAAAATTTTCTGTAGCCATACGCCATTCTTTTGCATGGTCAAGGATCCTCATATAATCGCCTGTAATACCCAGGGAATACATACTGTCATGCAAATAAACATTTGATATTATCTGCACCGGCTTTCCCTCTCTTACTATATGATCCATGGGTGGGTGGTCATTGTATATGGATTCTTGCCCGCCTGCAGTCCGGAATACTAACCCCGGATGAAAAGCCGTGATCCCGCCTTTTGCACTCAGCTCTGCAGCGCCGTTCTTCTTATTTACGCCTGCCACCGTGACGTGCAGTGTTTTGTCCGGATCCTCATAAGCATACTTCTTTGCACCCCAGCTTCTGAAGCTGCGGTATTCACCGTCATTTTCCCACACGCCTAAGTAATGTTTCTTGCCTTTAGCGTCAATGGCCATCGCTCCGTTTTGCTCAGATCTGCGCTTTAAACTGTCATTCAATTTGGTAAAATCAACATCGCCCACATATTTTACACTGTCGGTATCGCAGTAGATAAAATCTGCGCCGGGAGTGTCATGGATCAGTTTAACTGCTCGAAAAAGTTCAAATCTCGCTTCGGAAGTTGTCCAGCATCCCCAGGAATAGTTCAAAAATGCATGTCTGTTAGCATGCTCCAGCATCTCTCGCTCGTCCTCGTCTTTAATGATAAAATCATCCTCGAACAAGTATGACGGACGGCAGGGTGACATGACCGTACATCCGTAAAGCGCATTTAGTTTTGCTTTCTCCTTAGAATAGTAGATCTCTTGTCCCTCAACGCCTTTTAAAGCTGTTTTCCGGTGGAAGTATTCAAGGACCACACGACGGAACGGCAGCGGCAATTTTCCATAGCGGGCATGATAACACACCTTAACGTCAAAATGACTGAATGTGTATTCCTCCATGATGATCTTTAAATCAATATCAGTTATGGTTGTTTCCAGGTAATCTGCACATAATATCCTGCCGTTGTCTATCTCTGCTCCAATAACATTTTGACATTTGGCCTTAGCCAGATACGGTGAACCCCACATTGGATCCTGCAGTGCTACATCAAACAGTGCCACCGTCATTAAAACGGCGCGTTTATGCCTGTATATCCTGCGCAGCACCCATTCCAGATCAACATTGGTTTCACGGACCCACGGTCCCATAGGGAACTCACAATTCACCTGCACGTCAGGATAGCTGGATGCCCTGTCATAGCTTTTCACATCGTGAACCAGTAATCCTGAATAATACCTGTTACAGTGCGTGTCCCCGCCTCTAAATGCAGATCTGAGCATGCAAAACTGCTCATAGTCCGGTAACTGGTCTTTCAGCTTTTCCCAGTTGTAATGGCGCATGGCAGCTTTCAGATCGCGTCTCGGATAGCCTGTTGCGGTGTATGGTATGGAATACCAATTGTCACCGTCCATCTGGCATTGCCTCTGCATGGCCTGAACAAGTCCTTTTACATCGTTTATACAATATTCCAACTCACGATCTGATAGCTCTGTCCAGGGATATCTGGCCTTGGAATAGTCAAACTCTTCCCCGGACAGTTTTTTATTTGTCACGCCCATTTTATTTGTGAATTCTGCAAGGGACATATTAGTTTGAAGATAGCTGCAGCGGAACTCCAGATGGTCAAACATCTCGCAGCGCAGCACTTTTCTACTGTCTACTGCAAACACTTCATCCGATGTAAAATCATATATTCCCCTTAACCACTGAAATTCAAACGAGAGATTATGCACCCAAAAGATGATGTATTCATTCTCTTTTAATTCTGCAATGACCCTTGCAAGAAATCGCATGAACTCATCCCAGGTGCGCCCAATGATGGTATAATCATCGATCTGGCACTGCCAGATATACATAAATGCCTGCTGTGATTCATCATCGTTGGTGGTTTCAATGTCGAAAGCACAGGTCAGGTCCTTATATTTCTTATGGTTATCCCGCCGGCCCTGGTTGCCTTTTCTGCGCTTCTGGCATTCTGTTTCACTAATATATATGTAAGGGAAATTCTGACAGGTGTATATCATCTCTTGGACAGCTTTCTTATTTTGTCTTTCATACCGGCGTGTGTCATTCCGTATTTGGATCTAATCGGCTTCATATCATCTAATTCTTTCAGATGCTCTGCGTAGTAGTCAAAATTCTGCTTTACAACGTCCAATGGCAGGTTGATTCGCTGTGACTGTTCGAACACGTCCGCAGCAGCTGAACTGTCAAACACCTTGTCGCTGTACTGATGCCTCAGATCCTCCATAAAGTTGGTGAACTGATAAAAGTTTTCATTGGTCACAAATGGATATTTATCCTGAAGCAGTGATAACCTGAATTCGCGTTCTTTAGCCTCACCTTTTACTGTGTGTGATGGATCCCTGACCCACATTGATATGTCAGCAAGTGCAGCGCGCACCTGGTCATTGGATAACGTGGATGCTGCCGGGAATTGGTATAATTCACTCCCCGGCACAGCGTCGGAAAATCTTATACCGCTTGTAGGTGTGCTTTTGCCTTTTCTGCTGGATGTCTTGGTAGTGATCGTGCCGTGTTTGGCAATATTCCTGATTCGCTTATTCGCTGCTTTACGCATCTGTGCGTATGTCTGGCGCACTTCATATATATTCATTGCGTCCACATCGCGCGGTGTATAGATCTTCATTAGTGCAAACCTCCTTTAATGGCTTTAATGAATATGCGCAGTGATAGCACTATCGCATGCTTTGGTCCCT